TGACGCTACAATGTTAATTGCCTTACCACGAACTTCTGCTGCCTCATCTATGAATGCTCCTGTTAGTTCAAGTCCTCCTAATCTTTGATACTCTGGGTCTGACGGATTATGCCCTATATCCTTCATTAGAATCTGTGAACCTGTTCTGTGAAAGGTTATAGTGCCTGACGACTGATTAAATCTATATTCCGATAACCCTATACCTTGCTTTTGACATATCTCAAAAAATGTAGGAAGTGTAGTCTCTTTAAGTGATTTCAATACTGCCCTAGACAACATCCATCTACTATTCGGGTACTTATAGCAATTCTTCAATAACCAATAACAACCAAGTGCTGACTTACCACCACCTGCTCCCCCTCCAAACATGATTCTAGTGTGCTTGTTATCCTCAAGCAAGTCTAACGCTTTAGTTTGCTTGGGTGTTAGTATCATAATGCTAAATATAGTACACCAACAATAATTAGAAAGTATATTATTGCACAAACTACTTGTTCTCTATCCCATTCCTCCATTTCTTTTTCTTTTATTAAATTTATCTTTACCTTGAAAGTCATAAGCATAATGACAATCCATACACAATAACTGTATATTGTTTTTATCTAATCTTAGTTCTGGATATGCTCCCTTGCTTTTAATATGTGAGAAGTAATGAACTATCGGCTCACTACCCAAGTGTATTAAACAATTCTCGCATATATGTTCTCTCTCCTCCCATATCTCAAAGAACATTTTCTTTTCACCAGTTGCCTTCCTTTTCTTTGTCATTTCTTATCCAAATAAGGTATGCTATTAACAATAATAGAAAATTAGTTGTCATCTATGGTGTTTTTAATTTCTTCATCAGTATATGTCTTAGTCTCTTGCCATATTATTGGCTTATCTTCCACCCCTGCTAGTTCTTGCCTTTCAACATACCCCCTGTCCTTTGCCTTAGTCTTTAAATAAAATATCAATTCTGATGTTCCACCCTCTCTTATATTCTTAAGCAACATACCCTCACAAAAGTCCTTAACGCTTTCTTCTATATGCTTACATGCTATATCAAACTCCTCATCATTCTTTCTCCAGTCATAATAGCATTGTCTTGATATATCTATCGTTTTACATGCACTTGATATGTTTGTGAATGTCCTTTCATAGCTTTCAAGGAACTGTTCTTTTTTCTTATCTCTTGTTTCTTTTTTCATATTCTTTTTTATAGTGTCAAGTTTGTCAATCTCTTAACTAGTACATAATTGTCTTTGGTCTATACATTTTCGTATCTATATCATAACCTAATCCATTATCTATTTCTACAAACTTACTTAACGGATATTTCTTTTTAATATGTTCTGCAGTCATCATTGTATCTTTCTTTCTATCTCTACATTGATAACCTCCTTCATTTGAATATACTTCTACATTTATTCCTGCTAGTCCATAAGTCTTTGTATAGTGTCCTTTATCCCATATATCTAAGTGTTGTAAAGTATCAGAATGTGATAACCATTCTTGTTCCATGTGAAACGCTTTAGTTCTTACGAGATAACATCCCCATCCGTTTTGGTTTTTAGCACAGAACTTTAGCTTCTTGTTCTTAACAAAATAGAATGAACGAGAGGACATAAACCTTATTAAGTCTAATTCAGGTTCTTCTTCAAATCCTGACAGTATATCTTTGCATATATTTTCAAAGACCTCTACCTTATACTTTGTCTTTACCCTTACATCTACAAAGGCATTAACATCATCATCAAGTTGCCATATCACATCATAATCCATTGACTTAGCGTATTTATGAATTTGTATTGCTCCATAAGCATAACCTTGGTCATCTTTGTCTAATATCAACAAGTGTCCTAATGGAATAGTTTGCGAATAGTAAATTTTTTCTTGTGGCTCACAAAAGACAACCCAATCAAAGTGTGCAGGTAGATTGCATTCAGACAACCATTTTACAGTCTTTTGCTTGTATGGTCTGCCCTTTGACATTATTGCAATTAAACATTTCATACCTTTTCAAAAAATGCACAATAACAACCATCAGAGTTGTAAATTGTTTCTTCATTAACATATTCTACAAACCGATAACCATACTTCCAAAATTTATCATTCCACTCTGATTCTGTTTTACAATTAACATGACTTGGGTCTTTCCTGCTAACTTCAAGGTGAAAATCATTTTCTCCTTCTAACTTTACAGGTAGTCTTACCAATATGAAATCAGTATTTAGTTTTTTCAATACACCCTCCACTTCATTATCAAACATGTGTTCAAACACATCAAGAACAATAGTCAAATAGTATTGCTTCATATCTAAAATACCCTTATCATTTGAAACAAACAAATCTTTTTCAGTTGCTTTTTCTAAAGCGTATTCTGATATATCATAACCAAAGACGCTAACTTCCTGATTCTTAAGTGATTGCATTAGCATACCTGTTGCACAACCATAATCTAAAATATAATCAAAAGGTTTTATATCAAACAAGTTTACGATATCACCAGCAGTTCTATCATACTTTTCTTGCCTTTTCTCATAATCAATATAGTTTATAGTTTCATAATACTCTTTCGTAAAATGAGTCTCAAGTTCTTCTTGTGTTTCAATATACCTTGACATGTTAAAATGGAAATACGATACTTCTTTCTCCTCTATGAACCTTCTTCTTGTTGTTAGTTGGTTTCTTAATCACAACTCTTTCTCCAAACTCCCTCCTTAACCTTAAAGTGTTTTTCTCCATCATGTCAATCGTTCTTATATCATTAACTCCTCCATCTGCAAGAAAGTTGTCTTTAGTGTGGAATGTAAAACGCATATCTATCATAGCATATCTATTCTTATAATAATTCATAAGTGAGATATAATAATCTTCTGCTTCTCCATAATCTTCTGCATATACCAAGTTATGCCCTTTTAGAAAGCCAATGTGACTGTTATTCAAGTAGCCCGTATGTCTTATAACCTTGTGACTATTAAATTCGTTAGGGTTTCTTATTGACTGATACCCCCAACAATATGCACCTATTTCTTTTGTTATGTAAGCATGTTCTCTAATCATTTCTTCTATAACTACTGGGTCAAATATCTTTGCTTCCTCCCCCTTCTCAACATAAGTTCGCATAACTGCCGACACATCATCATCTACCATAAAGATATTATCATAATTATCTAACATCCATTGTCTAGTCTTTGCTATGTTGTTTACATGAGCAGGAGTCCCTACAACTTCAACATCATTATGTTTTTTGTATTCCTCAACTTCTTCCTCTCTAACAACTAGCGTTAAGTTTGGTAGCCATTTAGTTGTTAAAACTTCTTTGGCTCTAAGCCTACTAGGGCATAAAATTTTAATGTCCATCTTCCCAAATCTTTTGAAATTGTTTAACATTTAATACCCTACTTTCTCCTATACGAGTATTCTTGTAGTCTTTTGCTTGAGTTATCTTTAATACATTCTTTAACCAGTTAAAATCTAACTCGTTGTCAGCAAATATAATAACACTATCATAAGACTCACTGAACTTTGGTACGATAGGCATTTCACAGTTCTCATCAGTGATTGAGTAGAACTCCTCCTCAAATTCATCCATCACCACTCCCATTTCTTGTTCATTGAAACCTACATCATACAACATATCTGTATCAAAGTAGTTTGCTAACTTATCATAATCAAAGTCTCCATGATTTCTATTCAATCTTAAATTCAATTCCTTTTCTTGCTCCTCATTCAAGTCTAACTCTACACAAGGTACTTTCTTATATCCTAAATCTCTTGCTATTCTAAATCTTTGGTGTCCTCCAATGATAATTCCCTTTCTATCTTTATTCTTATTGATTAATATAGGGTCTACAAGTCCGAATGACTTAACGCTTTTACGAAGTTGCTCGTAATCTTTTTTCTTTAATGTTCTTGGATTGTATTCTGATTCGTTGAGGTCAACTATACTCTTTTCTACAATCTTGATGGTGTTTTTGGTTTCTTTCATGGCATTTAATTGATTATATCGCAAATATACAATTTATTTTCACTTATCAAAATGAAAAGGGGAAAGTTTATGACACCTCTCCCCTTCTCTCCAAAAAAACCTAAAATGCGTTTCAGCAAATCAGACTTCAAATCTACAACTTTAATTGCACTCCATCAAATCTTTTTGAATAAAAATTTACTCCCCTTTCTAAAATCTTTGCAGCATCCCAAACAGGAATACCTCTCATATATAATTTCAATAACCATTCATCATATACTTTATCATCTGATACTACTCCCCACCATTTATCACTCCACAGAGGACAGTGTTCGTCCATAACCCAGTCAGCATAATCAATAAAGTGGTTTACTTTACCAAGCTTACCTTTTGATTTATAAGCTACTCTACACATTTTCTTTTACTTTATACATTTTCTGTGTATATGCTCCAACCAATATTCCATAACAATGGCTTGTCGGATGTAATACAATATAATTATCAATCATTTTTTTACAATTAATAAGTTGCTCATAGGTTTTACAACTTTCTATTGTTAGCATTGTTTTTACGAATGCTTCCTTTTCAGGCGATGTGTTTTCTAGTTCTTCCATGTCTTTTTTTTATAGATGATTTAATACTCCTCTCTCCTCTGCAGTTTCGTTTACTGCTTGTATAGTTCTGAACTGCTTTCTTGCTTTTTTGATTTCAGTAAGACTTTCTTTCATTTTATGCCATTGTTGTTTTTCCAACTCAGCCCTTGTTAATCCATTTTCTTGTTTCTTTAAGTAATCACTTAGTCCAAAGTTGAACCTGTGAACTGCAAACCCAAACCTTGCTCCTCTTGATTGTATCATTTTATCCTTTCCTGAAAATTTCTTTATCCTTCTATTTATATATGCAATTATTTCCTCGTGTTGTAAAGGTAGCCCTTCATGTATTACTTCTGAAAGCGACACCTTGTTTTGCAGGATTAATCTTGGATTGTTTTCAATGAAGTTTACGATACTCATACAAATTTGAATCCAACGAAATGTCTTCTCTCTATTTATAGTTCCTGAGTGTAATCTGAACTCTATTGTTTCTGTTCCTTTAGGGACTAATGAGTTGCATCTTATAAGGTTTAACCATTTATATCTAGTAGAAGGATATCTCCCTAAATCTCTTTTCTTATTAACTCCTCTATCCATTTTGTTGGCATCAAACACATATCTTGCAATCCTATCAACCCCATTCTTAAAATTGGTTGACTTGTAGACATTTGATATTTTAGGGCAATAATTGTTGTGTTGTCTTGATGGTGGTTGCATGTTAAACAAGTGGTCTTGTAATTGATATGCTAACCGAATTGCCAGTGCTGAAAATTTACGATTGAAATGTGCTCCTCCAATGTGAACATGAAGTCCACACTTGTGGTCTACTTTATGGTTATACATGTTAAGTTGCTCAATTATAAAACCGAGTTTTTCAAATCCTTCATCTCCTTTTAAAACACCAGTTACATATTCACCACCCCTTACTGAGCCATCCCTTACACACTTGATGTCCAGTAAACTTCTCCT